TATATTTTTTCACATAGTTCCACAGGGTCTGGCGTGATGATATTTCTAGTTTTAGCATCACCTCAGACTCTTTAATCATTTCAGTATTAGCCATTATTCACCTACCTTACTATAACCAGCACTCAATACTGCTTTTGCTATATGGGCTGCTGATCCATCTGCATTGTGACATTCCACCTCAATCAGCTCGTTCAGTTCGTTAAATAAAATTCCATCAAGGTTCTTTGGCCATTGCTTCCAAGGTATGTCTGTACCTTCAAACCCCGCTAGCGTTTCAATGGTGAGCATCACGGTATCCTCAACACTGCGATCAGGCTTTCGGTATCCAGCAGCATAAATAGCGTCGGTGATGTCTGATGAGCCACCAGACACTGCGGCCTTGATTGTCTTCGTGAGTTCAAACATATTGCTGTTCATCGACGCCCTCCTGATAAAGTTCTAAGGAATTTCCCTTCAAATGAGCGATGCGCGCACATTCTTTAAAGGTTGATTCTGACACCTGCATCATTAGCTCTTTGACTAGGTAGTCATTTACGCGCATGTGCATTTTAACGTTCTGCTCTTTTTCAGCTTGTCGCAGTATGGCGAGTTTATCGCTAATGCCGCGTCGTACTTTTTTGCAAACAAAGAGGGCGCGTTCAGCACTATGTCTCCATTCATCCCCACCTACTGGTTCGTACTCGAGTTGGAATTTAATATCCCCGATGCTTTTGTTAATATCAGCAAGCGCACTCAGGCAGTCAGTAACCGTATTTAAATTTTCAATATCTGGCTTAAAACTCATCGTGCAGCCTCCCGAGCAGCAACGTTGTATGCTACTTTGTATGCTTGCAATACAGCTGGTGGTTTACCGGAAATTATCGACTTGATAATCAGCAGTCCGTTGCTTTTCGCTGTAACGTCAGCAGATAGGAGAGCCGCACCAACAACGCGGTTATGTTTTTGAAGTTCAATCGCGTTGCTAGTAATTGTCATTTTCGCTATTGCGCCCATATCTTCGTATTTAAATTTCATTTAGTACCTCAGCGCATAGTTCGAAGGCATTATCGTACAACGGCATGATCACTAGAAACGGGTTGCCATATAGGTGATTGGTCACCGGATCTAAAATCAGTTGGCATGGTGCCGTCTTGCCATAAGGTTTGAATTTGACGGGGCCAAACCCGCTACGAAACATTAAATAAGGCAACGCCAGCAGCTGGGCTGCAAACATTGGTAGCTCTGTGCAAGGTTCTGGCTTCTCAGGCAACAGCTTGGCAAAGTCAGGGTAGCGACCGGCAACGAGTTTGAGCTCGCTATAACCGATTATTGTTTCATCATCGCTCATGTGCGCGGCGTACCATTCACCATTCGTCTGTGTGATTAGTGTTCCCTCGGCATCATCCGGAATAACACCGCTGACCAAAAAGACAGCGTCAATTTCAGTATCAGCACCGTGCTCCATCATTACAGCAGCACGCCCATTAGTCGCTTTAATATGGGTTGGGGTGATGTACACCCCTTGCAGGTAAGTGCGTTGTTCGTTCTCGGCAGCCACACAGCACAGAGCGGCACGAAGAATATCAGTTGGGATAAGCATTATTTGGCCTCCGGTGTGTAAATGGCTTTGTCGTGACTAAACTCGCCGTTCCATGTCTTTTTCATTGGCAGTTCACCTTTCATGTACAACCGGTAAAGTCGGTGACAACCATTCTCCAGTAGCACTGGCGTAAATCGGGTAAACTCGTCCGCCCCATGAGGTGTAATCTGCGTTTCGTCTTCAGTCAGATATTTATCGCGGGCGTAAGAGGCAACACGCCACTTCGGGGGTTTTTCAGGGTCTCGCTGGGCGTTGTATAACCAGTTGCGTTGAAAAGCCCACCATGACATTTTGCTTACGTTGACGCCGTTTAGAGCCTTACAGAAAGCAGGGATCGTCATGCCTTTAGTGAAGTGTTTCGCTAAGCTTTCTACGGTGGCGTTTAAAGTTTTATTCTCAAGTGCGGCTGCTTCGGCGCGGTCCTCGGCTTCGATAACCATCAGCGCTAGTTCTTTACGTGATATTGCAGTGGGCTTAGCAGCGCCCGTTTCAAGCACAAACCAGCGATCAATAACGGCTGCGCGACGTTTTACGTCATATCCAGTGATGAGGATTTCGCTATGACGGCGGTCTAGGAAAAACTCTGAGACATAACCACGGTTATCAATGATGGCGATAACGTCATTAGTAATCGTAACTTGCTGATTTTTAAGATGACGCAAATCTGCGTTATCTTTGTTGATGTCATATAGCGATTCCAGCATCATCCAGATGTCACGGATAACATCCGCTGGACGCTTACCTGTGAGCTTCGCAATTTCTTTACTGCTCATCATTGGCTTCTGTAGAGTTGTAATTGTTTTATTACTCATGCTTTATCTCCAAATGCGCGACGCAGTGCTTTTTTCATCTTTTTGCCGTTATTGACGGAGCAGTAAAGTTCAGCAAGTTCCTGTGCCATCATTTGCTCACCCGTTTCATCATTAACTAAATATTGATTAGGGTTTTTACTGATGAATTCCTGCACCATTGGCATCGCTAGAAACTCATCTGGGCTATATACCCGAGACTGCTTACGTTGGTGTTTAGCTTTTGGTTCGCAGTGACGAGAGTGAACACCAAAAACGTTTACATTATTTTGATTACCCATTGCCGCTCCCCTCAGTGCATTTCTTTATCTGGTGGAATTTCACCGCTGATTAAAAATTTCGAGCCGGAAATAAGAACCTCATCAATGAAATCAATCATCCATGTAGATCCTTCCTGTGCTCGCTTCAGGCGGTCGTCAAAATAAAACTGCATGACTGATATGTAGCGATCGGCTGAACGTTTTTCTAAAATTGTGGCTTCTATCTGGCACTGCAGGAGCACTTCGATTACATGCTTGTCTATTTGAATAATGATGTTGCCGTGAACAAATATGTGCCCGCCATTAGCTGCCAGACCGAAACGCTTCTCACATTCTATTAAATAGGTTAGCGCTTCAACGGAACGAGCCTGTGAGCAGAAGCACTCTGCATATTCCAGCATTTCATCGCGTGATAACTCCGCTCCTGAATTCAAGCGATTAATATCAAGAAGCCAGTCGGGGACATTAGAGTTATTGCTCTTCATATATTCGACCATTTGCTCTAGTGACATTTTTGTATTCACAAGGCTATTCCTTATTAAATAAGCCGCGTTCGTTGGCTAATTCAGCAATATTCTTGACGAGGTTATTCATGAACTCATAGCCCTCATCATTCAGTTTGTCATTACCTTTTTTCAAAAGTGACTTATAGCTTTCTAAAATCATTGGTTCGGCTTCGGAACGTTTGTTGACATCTAACGCAGGAAGCTCAAAAAATATCTCCAGTCCTTTGATTAATGTTGATTCTGATAGCTCAACCGTGCGCATAGAGCCATCCTCTAGAGTAACAATAGTGCAATGGCTATTTGTTTTTCGCAGCATTGAATTAAGCTTGGCATCGATGAGGTATTTTCTATATTGAGCAATCTTTTGTTGAAGGTTCATATATGCCTTATTATGAAATTTAAGTACAGTTAGCCCCAGCCATTAAGCTGTAATTGTTTTTGCTACACCAATTAATTAACTATTAAGTGTTTTTTGTGCAGTGTTAGTTATGGTAATTGCACCACCGAGCAATCCTGCCATATGAGAGTCAGTAACATCCTCAAAAACGCAGGATAAGATTGACTTTATTTGTCCCAACATACAGTCAACTTCAAGTATTTTATTTTCATTATTATTATCACTTACTTTACCAGCAGCAGCCATAACTAGGCGCTCATCAAGTTCTTTCAGTTTATCTTCTAAATCAATAGCAAATGACAGAGCTATTGATTGCTGGACAGCAGCATCATGTTCACCATCTGCATTTGTAATGCCTTTGATACATGAAACTGTGCGGATAGCTAAATTTAATGAATCAGTTGAAATATGATGTAATTTACTCATGTTTGGACACCTCTTCGTAAGCGGCATAAATTTTATAGCTAAGATTCAACATTGATTTGCGTAAAACCCCAAGAGAACAAACGAGGTCCATGTAGTCACTATCCAGATTTTTATCTGCCTGTTCGTGTATGAGACTTGCTAATCCGATGAGGTTAGATAGTTCATCAGAGAAGGACTGAATTTCGCTTGCCGTTAAAGATCTCTTATCCATTAGTTATCTCCGCATTTCTTAGTTCTTCAGATAAAAATGCAGCAATTGTTCCAGTCATCTTTCTCATTAAATTTAATAAACAATCCAATTCAATATCATCAAGATTGCTCTGGTGTCTATTTACTAATACGGCTATCGTATAAAGCTCTCCCGCTAACTCTACAATTTCTGACTTATTCCAATACTCATAAGCAAATCCACTCATTGCCGAATCTCCTTGTTAATTATTCTGTTTTTTTATTTCTACTGATTCCTCATCGGCAACCCGATAGATAATCTCCAAAAGTGCAGACATTGTTTCCGTTTCTTTTAGGGCATTTAAGTACATTGCTGCTTCTGCAAAACATTTAATCTGATTAAGCGCATTGATTGAAGTTAACATTTTTACTTTCTCCGTTTATTGTTCCGGCAAGTTCGAATTCAATAGGTATACGAATGCTTTCAAATTCACGCTTAATAAATCTTGCATTTCCAATAGGCTGAAAATGATATAGACCAGTAATATAATTAAAGCTGGCTAGCCAAGGTGATCCAGTTCGTTTGTTTCTTACTGGAATTTGTTTTCCGCTATTAGGAATTTTAAGAGACATTTCTAAACCTCACTAACTCAACGTGTAGTGATAATAGAATCTTGATTAATTTGCGTCAACTACAAATTTGTAAAATACGCATATTTAGCTGTATGCAATTGATAAATATCATTTTGTTTATTTTACAAATTCATGACCAAAAAAAACCAGCTTATAGCTGGTTTCTTTTCTTCGGGGAAATGGAGTGGGTCAACCGTGTCTCTTGATTTGCTGTGATTGGCTCACTAAAACTTTACCTGATATGTGAAGCATATCCATTTCATCTGGTGTTACAGACCATGTTTCATAGGCTTTATTGTCCGAAATTACTTTCAGTTCAAACTTGACCTTTTGTAGTCGCTTAACAAATGTATCCCCGTTGAAATTGAAAACATAGATTCCATCGCCATCAAAATGACGAGTTTTTATGTCGACGAAGATTAGATCGCCAGGCTCTATAGTCCCTGTCATCGAATCACCGCGAACGTTGATCAGCATGACTGATCCCTGAGGCCTATTGCCAAACATCGTACGTGCATACTCTGGCTCGTATTCAATAGAGCGAATTACTTCAACTACGTCGCCACTGGATGCGCCATTACCAGCACTGGCGGAAACATCCAATACATCAACCCGATACACATCTCCCCCCTGTTTATCGCAGATTGATTCGATACTGTATTTATTCACAGTACCAACACTGTCATCAGAAGAGAATAGTTCAGAAACCGGAACTGAGAGGGCGGTTGCAACTTTTTTTAACATTGACTCTGAAAAGCCTTGCAGCCCCCTTTCTAAGCGGGAAACATTTCCAACGTCACCACCAATAGCATTTGCCAACTCAAGAATTGTCATTTTCTTTGCTTTGCGGATCTGTCTAACTCTTTCTCCTACTTTCACGATGCCCCCGTTCCTTTGCTCATTATTTTGCCTATTTAACAATTAATTTGTTTTTATCGCAAGGTGTGGTTTACAAATTTGCCTGCTAGTATAATATGCGTAAATTACATATTTATAGGGGGTAGGCATGAATACGCCACTTAGGAAGGTTAGAAAATCAGCAAATCTCACGCTAATGCAAGTTGCCTCTAGTATTGGCTGCGACCCCGGAAATTTAAGCCGGATGGAAAGAGGATTGCAAAAACCTGCAGCAGATTTTGCGGAAAAACTTTCCCGCTTCTATGGGGGAGTAATTACAGAGATTGAAATCCTTTACCCTGAGCGGTTTATCCAAAATGAATTATGCAAATCCTCAGAGTAAGCAAAAAAGCGTAATGCCTGAACTATTCAGCGAAGCAGACAGAGACTGGATACAGGAACAACTACAGCGGCTAAGGCCGTCAGTCAGACCCAAAATAGCACTTAAGTACGCAGAAGTTTATCAGGAGGCATTCGAAAACGAGGAAGTGACATACCGGCAAGAGAACAAGGCGAGGCGAGAAGCTAATACGCGACTCAGATTGTTTGTAAACCGGTATGCAGCAGCAAGTGAGGGGATCACATCACGTCCACCGCAAGTTGCTAAGCAGTAGGCCCACTTAGAGAGATTGACCTTCCAGACATTTAGCCGTCTAGATGTTTTGGGGAAGAGGGGAAAACTTTCTAGGGGGGTAAGGGGGGTGATCTTTGAAAGGGGTGTTAGGGAAGGCTTAGCCAGAGAGGGAGATCTCCTTACTAACATAAGATCACTGTAGGGGTTATCCCTTAAAAATCCGGCAAATCAGAGGTCATACCAGATGTGCAAAACAATTCAAGGCTTGGTCTCTGGCATAGCCATTTTCAACAGAAGAGGTAAGTACCCAATGATTATTGGTGAGATTGAGAAAGCCTCGGAAGAGTGCAAGAAACTGGAGCGGGTTACTTTGGCGAGTGTTCGCGCTCCAGGTCTTGCGGAGGTAAAACATGCTTAACATCACTGCTAACTTAGCGCAGCAGCGTGCACTGGATATGTTACGACGTGACTGGAAGCAGTACAACTCGTTCATGGTTTACAGCCCTACAGGGAGCGGCAAAACTGGCTTGAGTGCGTTTATCACTGATGGGTTTGTTTCACGTGGTATGCGCGTTCTGATGACCTGCCCCTATACCGTACTGGTTACACAGACGGCAAAGCGTTTTATTCAATATGGCCTGCCAGAGGATGAGATCAGCTATGTATGGCGTGATCACCCCAATTATGACCCTGAACGCAAGATTCAGATTGCTTCCGCTGACACGTTAATCCGTCGTGACTTTCCAGAGAACATTGATTTGCTCATCGTTGATGAGGCCCATCTTCGCCGTAAAAAAATGCTTGAGGTAATTAAGTATTTGGCGGCTGAAACTCAGGTCAAAGTTATCGGCTTGTCTGGCACCCCCTTTGCGCCGTTCCTTGGCAAGTATTACCAGCGACTCATCAAGCCAACCACGATTAAAGAGCTGATGGATACAGGAGTCTTGTGTGGCTACGAGTTTTTTGCGCCAACAAAGCCTGATTTATCAGGTGTAAAGGTTACTCGTTCAGATGAGTTCGGTAGCGACTACAAAGAGGATGAGGTTGCAGAGATTATGTGCGGTGCTGATCTGGTGGGCGATATTGTCAGTAATTGGCTTTCGCATGGAGAAGATCGCCCGACAGTTGCGTTTTGCGTCAATGTTAACCATGCCAACTATGTCACTCTCCAGTTCAACAAGGCGGGGGTAAATGCTGAGGTTATGACAGCCCAAACCCCACATGACGAACGCCAGATGATGATCCACCGATTTGAGCAGGGTGCGACAAAAATCATTGTCAGCGTTGGTACCTTGATTGCGGGGTTCGACAGTGATGTTCGATGCATCATTTACGCCCGCCCGACGAAATCCGAGATCCGCTGGTTACAAATTATTGGACGTGGGCTACGTACTGCCAAGGGCAAAGATAAGTGCCTGGTATTCGATCACTCGGGTTCTGTCCATCGGCTAGGTTATCCCGACAGCATTGAGTACGACACACTTCCCTCTAAAAACGATGGGATGAAAACAGCCGTATCGGAACGAGAAAACGAGAAGCGCGAGAAATTACCCAAAGATTGTTCTCAGTGCCATTACATGAAGCCAGCCGGTGTCTACCAGTGCCCTAAGTGCGGACATAAGCCGCTTGCAGGTGAGGATGTTGATACGGATGCGAGCCGTGGCCTCAAGCAAATCAGCGGGAAAAAGAAGGCTGTGACTAAGCAGGAGAAGCAAAGCTGGTGGTCGCAAATCAAGTTTTATCAGCGTCAACGCGCTGCACAAGGCAAGCCAGTATCTGACGGCTGGTGTGCTCATACCTTCAAGGACAAGTTCGGAACATGGCCCAACGGCTTACAAGATTACCCAATGGAAATTACCCCAGAGGTCAACAATTACATTAAGTGGAAGCAAATCGCCTTCGCTAAAGGCCGCGAAAAATCCAAAAGTACAGAGCCACGTCAGCCAGCGCTAAGCGGGATTGAGCAAGCGGCAAATCATCTCAGTCAAGTTCGTGCGTCTTTGGCTGCACGTAAGGCAGTAGCGCAATGAAAACAGCTGATGCGGTAATCGGACGCTGGTCAGAGGTGTTTGAGTTCTATGGTTTGCCTCCGGTAACCGGTAAACGCCACTTCAAAGGGAAATGCCCAGCTTGTCAGTCGAAAGGCAGTTTCCGTTGTGACGATAAAGATGGGCGCGGTACATGGGTGTGTAAATGCGGCGCGGGTGATGGATGGAAGTTGCTTGCCATCACTCAGGGTAAGGATTTCAAAACACTTGCGGCTGAGGTCGATACGATTATAGGGCGGGAATATCAGCCAAATTCCGAATCCCAACCTGTAGAAAGTAGCAAGAAGAAACAGCGTGAAGCGGTTTCAAAAAAATATGCAGGGCTGCCAGAGCTTAGAGGAACGACCGGCGAAACGTATCTACATAATCGCGGGATCAATACTCTGCCCTCAGATGCTATCCGTTTTTGTCTCGAGCAGCCATTTAACGGGCGGCACTACCAAAGCTTATTTTCGCTGGCAACGGATGACAAAGGGGCGCTCTGTTATTTGCATCGAACCTTGTTGGATGGCGATAAAAAGGCAAATTTGGGTGAGAGTGCCAAACGCATGCTATCGCTACAAGAGGATAGCTATTTGGAGCACGCCAGTTCAGTGGCAATCCGCATGTTTCCACCTGCATCGACGTTGGGTATTGCTGAGGGGATAGAGACTGCGCTGTCGTGCCGACAAATCTACGGCTGCAATGTGTGGGCAGTACTGAATACGTCACTCATGAAGCGATTCAGAGCGCCTATGGGCGTTAAACATCTCATTATTTTTGCTGACACAGATTTAAATGGGGCAGGTCACGCCGCCGCCTTTGAGTGTGGGCACCGCAATATTTTATCCAACAACGATGTTGAGAAGGTCAGTATCCGCTGGCCGGAATCGGGTGACTTCAACGATATGCTCATCAATGGCGCACAAGTTTTCGAATGGCCGCTGGGGAGGGCCGCATAATGTCTCATAAAGGTAATCCAGTACATCAAGACCTATTCACAATTCCAGAGCCAACTTACAGCACCGAGGTTGCGGTAACAAAGCCATTGCCACCGCAACGGGTTATTACCGGCCATAAGCAGACGGATGCTTATTTATGGGTGCTGGAGGTTATCAGGCTCAACGAGCCCGCGCACTTGCAGGCAGCAGAAGACGCTCTGCAAAAACTGAAAATCACACCTAAGCAAGCGCAGGAACGCTATAGCAACTACTTGTTGAAGTCTGGTACAGCTCCGTTCCAGATAGCGTTTAGCACTATGTCGATGGATAACCCAGCAGGCTATATAAGCGCGGCGAAACAGGCTATTGCAGAGGCTGCTAAGGTACGCACTGTATTTGGCAGTTATGAGGCTGCCTTGGTCAATACCCCAGCGGAAGAGCTGATGTTGTCCGGTGAGCTAGCGGATGTGTACTCATCCTGCTGGGGCTGGACTGATGAAGAAATCGCAGATAATTGCGTTGAGGGAGAGCGTTGCTACGAAATTGATGAACAGCGTCAAGCGGCATCAAAGGGTTTTGTTGCTCAATTACCCGAGCCAGCCACGCTTTCAGATGTTGTCCGTGAGTTTCAATATTGGGATTGGCTCTATCAGTTGCGTAACCGTGCTGAAAAAGAGTTGGGCTATGAATATGCCGATGGTGGCCGTAGCCATATTTATGATCGTGAGCAATATCTCGAAAGTCTGCTTGCAGTTATACGTCCTGTTAGCCGTGAAGAAGCCGTAGCGGTGTGCAAGTGGGTATTTGAGAAAGAACCTTTAATGGATCTTGGCAAAATCACGGAAAACATCATTCTGAATTTAGTGGGGGAATGTGCTGATGCGTGATATTCAGATGGTTATGGAACGGTGGGGCGCATGGGCAGCCAATAACAAAGAAGATGTTTGCTGGAACTCGATTGCTGCTGGATTCTCTGGCTTGATCCCCTCAAAAGTAAAATCTCGTCCTCAGTGCTGCGATGATGATGCAATGGTGATCGTGGGCTGCATGGCAACATTGAACAAAAAGAACCCTGACGCTCATGATTTGCTGGTGGACTATTACTTATTTGGCAAAACATTTATGGCGCTAGCCAAGCAAAATCATTGCTCCGATACCCATATAGGTAAGCAGTTACAGAAAGCGGAGGGGATCGTTGAAGGTTTGCTGATGGCGCTAGATGTTCGCCTAGAAATGGATAGGCTAGTACGAAAAGAGTCGATAGTAAGAAAAGTAGCATAATAGCTTTACGATCGTAAAAACGCTGATATTCTGATAAGAGTGGTTAGTTCGTCACCTAGCTTACATAATCAAGAAGCCCGCCTAGTGCGGGTTTTTTATTGTCGCTGCCATACTTATTCCGAAAATAATGCTTAGTTATTGTAATGAATTATCTGACGTTGTTATTATTCCGCTGCTGTAGCGAGCTAGCGTAGGGATGAGCGTCGTTATCATTGGTGAAAGCCAATTTATCAGCTCGTTACAGCGCCGCGCGTCCTAACCGCCACTAGCTCAGCAGGATAGAGCCGATGACCATATAAGTTGTAGGTGCGAGGTTCGAGTCCTCGGTGGCGGACCAACTATGTAAATGGAAATATGGAATGAAGTCATCTAAAGATCTGTATGTATTCTTAGGGATTTGTGTTCTGATGATGGTGTTCTATTTTTCTATGGTTTTGTTCTACGAATAAGTCAGCACGTCATTCAGCGAAGAAGGGATAACCCAGAGCGTTTGGTGTGCTGCACAACTGCATGAGCCATCTTCATATAGTACCGAATACAGGTGCGTGTCTTTCAACCAGTGGAGATGGCTCAGCCGATTGTGTTGATGCTGTATTTCAGGCAGCCACAATATAGAACAATAGTAATATAAAGATTAATGATGATGTAAATGCCGTCATCCCTGTAAGCCATTCACTAATGAAAATGCTCATATTTACCTTTCGATGCCTCTGAAAACTAGTTGCATTTTGATAAAAAGTATAAATCTTTTTTTGCAAAGTCACATTTTATTTTTATATGTCTATTCAATTAGTATCAGTTGTTGGTCTTCGAATAACGGATAGGACCATACTTTTGACTTTAATTCTCACTGTGCGTGATTCTCTATTTTATCGTTTTATCTCCAGACAGGATGCTTATGTTGACTTCAGGAGGTGAACATCCTGATGTGTGAGTGTCTACAACCACATTCCAAATACCATCATATGGAACTTCAATTATCACAGGGAAGTGGGTAAAAAAACCACCGTGATATTCAGCCCAGCTATCTTGGCAAAAGTGAGCATAGTGCTTTTTATTAATCAATAGGACATTAGCGGGTTCAGAACATATCACTTTAACGTAGGTATGGGTTGTAAGATAAAACTGAGTCTGTTTCATTTGATAGATCTCTATAGGCAAAAAAAAATCCCACTGCGATCCGATTCAACACAGTGGGGGACCAAGTATTTGTGGTCGCAACATCAAGGAAAGTTTTAATGACAATAGGATTAAACACCTACGAATAGTTATACTCCTGTGTACAATATTTAATCCATAGACTTGATTGATAATTGATCAAGATCATGGATTGCTTTGTATAGATAAAAACATTGCACTTTCAATATATTAGGCTATGAGAATCGTGGCCTTTTGCATACCTAGCACCCAGCCAACAACCATACACACACAAAACACTTTCTAGCTGAGAGTGGTTACGGCTGGGCGCTATCTACTATATAACCCCGCCTCGCTGGTGGAGGTGAAGGATGAAAAGAATGTACACACGTGCTGCCGATAACACTTTGCTTGCTGGTGGGGTTTCATCGTGGCTATTCAGCCTGATTAATTTCTTCTCACCCAGCGAGTGGATGGTTATCGGCATCATTGTCGGCATTTTTTGCACTCTGGCTGGCCTTATCTCGGGGATTTATTTCCGATGCCGTCGTGAGCGCTTATTGCGTGAGTGGATTCAAAGCCGTCAGGTGATAGCCGCTGCACCAGTGAGTGAAGAGCTGGAAATGCTGGAGCGTGATTGATGGGGACTAAAACCAAACTTAGCGCTGCGGTTCTAGCATTAATTCTCGGTGGGGCTACAGCTGACAAAATCCTTGATCAGTTTTTGGATGAGAAAGAGGGCGTTCGAACTATCGCGTATCAGGATGGGCGGGGGATCTGGTCAATATGTCGTGGATTAACGCGCATTGAGGGGAAACCAGTCACTCAAGGGTTGAAACTTTCATACAGCCAGTGCAAGCGCTATGACGCGTTAGAGCGTGATAAAGCTATCGCATGGGTTAGGCGTAATGTGACCGTACCACTATCCGAGCCAGCCATCGCGGGTATCGCTTCTTTTTGTCCATACAACATTGGCCCCGCTAAATGTTTTCCCTCAACGTTCTATAAGAAGTTGAATGCTGGTGATCGTATTGGTGCTTGCGCCGAGATCAAGCGCTGGATATTCGATGGCGGCAGAGATTGTCGGATTAAAGCAAATAATTGCGCGGGGCAGCCGGTGCGAAGAGGGCAAGAATCGGAGCTTACTTGCTGGGGTATAGACCAATGAATATCAATCTCAGCTGGCGAATGATGGCAATAGGTGTGTTGCTGGTGGCGTTGGTCGTCTTTGGGAAAATAGCTAGTCATTACCGCGATAAATACCATCAGGTTGATAAATCTTGGCAATTGAAATGGGCGCAGCGTGATAAAGCGGATTCAGATGCTCTAGCCAAGCGACAGGCAGACGAACGAGCAGAGGAACAACGCAGACAACAGGCAGCAAATCAGGCGGTTAAAGATGCAGATGAAGATAACAAACAGCTTAAAGCTGATGCTATTAATGCTAAGCGCTCTGCTGACGGGTTGCGGGAACAGCTCTCACAACTCAGGCGCCAATTTGCAGACAGTGAAACCGGCAAGCTTTCCAGTGCTGCCAGCTCAAGCGCGTCAAAGTCCCAAGCCATCATATTGCTTACCCAGTTGCTCAGCGAATCAAACGAAGCAGCAAGAGAGTATGCAAAAGAGGCTGACCGCGCTTATAGCGCCGGAAAAACCTGTGAACGCATCTATGATTCCGTCGCAACAGTGAATCCTTAGATACCAACGTAATACCTTTGCAATACCGATCGTTTTGAACGATCGATAAACGATAATTGATCTATACAACCAATTTTAACCATACTCTTCATGCTGTTATCTTCGCTTTTATTTTGGGAAGGAACTCAGCGTGAAGTTTTCCAATGGTGCGAAGACAGTATTTATGGTGTTGGGTATCGGTGTGGTGTGTATTATTGGTGCTTTAAACTGGACTATTAATGGCGGCAATAAAGGCAGCGGAACAAATACCATCCCGCTATCCAAGAGCAAAAGTTTTACCTGTGAAGGGAAGGCTGATGTAGTCAGTAAAGACAGGCTGGTAGAGATGCTAAATCAGTCGCCGGTAGGCATATGCGTTAGCCGCGTTAATGATGATACGTTTGTCGCCAGAGAGATGGCGGTGATACAGAGATGATAAGGCCCGCTGCCACGCGGGTTTTTTATTGAGGGATAGGCTATGTCTTTAGATGATAATGATTCATGTCGCGTTACGCCTCTGGAATATTCTGTTGAATTTCCATGCCCAAAAGGATTTAGCTTAAAGGTAGGAGGGGACAATGTAGCCCATGGGCTCGCAATGTGTCCTATCGGAAATATTGGTGGTGATGTCAGTATTAATACGGGCGGTGAGACACTAGCAACGGTTTCTTATCGTGAAGCTCTTGCCCCTGATTTCACCCTAGTCGGATATGAGCAGCGAGCGAAAAAACATGCTCAATGTGTTATCGATAAGATTGTAAAAGCAGCCCTACAACAGGCCGCCTTTGATAATAATGTTGATGCTATTTTGAAGAATGCGATTTCAATGCACTCTCAATCATCCCAATAGCCATTATCCGTGATGCTTTGAGTTGTTCAGCCGCTTCCGGTCTAGGGTTTCCACTTTCGATAGCATTCCAAAGACTCAATAAATATTTGTGAATCTCCTTGAGCTGGTCATCTCCAGTCACGTGCAGTATTGCACGGATCATAGAGTCAAATGCCCCTAGTTGAACAGCTAGGCTATTTGGTTTTTCCATATTTAACACCTCTGCTAAGTTGATCAGCCAAACATCATCCATGCTCCTACATGGAAGGGCTGAATGCTTATAGTAACCATAAAGACGTAGTAACTGTATTGGTATTGGTTAACAACATAGGTCACCGCTGGTGGCCTTTTTTATTGGAGATTCACCATGAGTAACAAGAGCAATGGACGGAGCAAGAAGTCTAAACGCCTTTTTTCTCGCTCTGATAGCCAAATCATCACAGATCATAAAGGTAAAATTCTTATGATCTTAGGCAACACAGCCACTACAAAGTTAAAAACCGGAATGCCTTCTTCATTTAGCAAAGCACTAGGCCAAACTTTTTAAGTCAGTAACTTTATTGGCTCTCTTTTATTTTCTGCTGTTTTATAGGTTTGACCATTCGTTATTTCAGGATAAATGCACTGTTTTGAATGTGTGTCATCTCTGAATTACGCGGGTCGAGACTTTCACTCATAGATTATTATTCTGAATAGAGGTTGAATCATGCAGGTCATCATCGATGGTGTCCCATTTGCCCCTGCATGCAGCGCAGTTGGGCGTATCGGTATTGCGATCACCACCCACAACCGCGCCGATGTTCTGTCTCGCGCTATAGCACAACACCAAAAATATCTACCGACCAGTGCGCTGGTGGTTGTTATTGATGATGGATCAGCACCTGCCGCCGTAGTTCCTGATGGTATTCAGCTTATACGGCACGAAAAATCCCTCGGTATTGTGGCATCCAAGAATCGAAGCCTTGAAGCGCTGGTGGATGCAGGATGTGAACATCTATTTTTATGGGACGATGATGCATGGCCCATCGCTGATAACTGGCATGTCCCTTACATCGAATCACCCGAACCCCATCTGGCTTATCAGTTCAAAGATTTGGCAGGGCCGAAGAAATTGAACGATATGGCCGAGCTGTATCGCGACAATAAGCACGTTGCTTATACCGGTCAGCGCGGCGTGATGCTGTATTACCATCGCAGCGCCATCGAGAAGGTTGGCGGTTTCGATCCTATCTATGGCCGTGGTATGTATGAGCATCCTGATTTGGCGTTGCGCATTCATAATGCTGGATTAACCACGTGGGCCTTTGCTGATGTGGTCGGCTCGGAAAAGCTGATTTATTCGCTCGATGAGCATGAGCAGGTAAATCGTTCAGTCCCACGGCCTGAGCGTGAGGTATTGGTGAAAAGCAACGTCGGCATTTATAACGGCCGCCGTGATACCGGATACACCGGTTTTGCATCTTACTCTCGGAATCCGAACCTAGTTCTCACCACGTTACTGACGAGTCAGCCAGACCCTCAGCGTGTTGTCAGCATGAAGGCGGATCCGCAACTGCTGCAAGCGTGGGCTGATTCTATAACTGGCGCGCTGCCAATTGTCCTTGCTGATGAGTTGAAAGAATCTCCACCAGGCGCTGGCCTATACGAGGTTCCTGCTCTGCGCATGAGTCCATACTTTGCGCGCTGGTTGCACATCTACCAACACCTTCGAGCCCATCCTGAATATCATCTCGTCTGGTGTACCGATGGTACCGATATTGAGATGTTAAGCGAGCCATGGGATGAGATGGAGCCCGGTAAGATTTACGTTGGTTCAGAGGCCACAACATATTCGGATCCATGGATGAAGAAGAATCACCACGGGCAGACTTACCATTCATTCTTCGATAGGTATAAGGCTGAGGCACTGCTCAACGCTGGGCTTCTTGGCGGATTACGTGAGGATGTAATGGAGTTCGCACATCGCATCATTCGTCTGTATTACCGCATCGAAAGCCAACGGTTCTGGGGTATTGAGAAAGCGCCAGTAACATCTGTTGATATGGGCGCATTCGGGATTGTTGCTAAGTCATTTGGCGATCGTGTCGTAACAGGTCCGCGTGTGCATACCGTTTTTAAGACAGGTGGTTTTGGTAAGGAGAGCGCCTGGTGGAAACACAAGTGAAGTTTGTGGTAGTTGGGCACCACTCACGCTACAAGCAGGCACTCTGTTTGGCTGAGTCATTGAGTGCTGTTCTGCTAATTGATAATGGTGACCACGGCGCGAACTGGAATCATCGCCGTGCGCTTGAATGGGCTGCAGAACAATCTTGTCGGGTGGTCATGCTTGAAGACGATGCATTACCGGTGCCTGATTTCCATGTGGCAGTTGCTGAGTGGTTGGCTCGCTTCCCTGATAACCTCATCAGCTTTTATCTGGGCACTGGCAGGCCACCACAGTATCAGATGCAAATAGCCGAGAGGCTGATCATTGCAGATAAGAGCCGCACTGACTTTATCACTATACCTCGGTTGATTCATGGTGTGTGCTACAGCGTCCCTCTGCAACATCTACCACGTGTGCTGGCAAGATGGGATAGCAGCAAGGCAGCAGACTATGCAGTAGGTGATGCCTATGGAGGTTCAGTGGTCTACCCGTGCTACTCACTCGTTGACCATGCAGACGGGCAGCCAGTAGAGGTGCCGCAAGACGGAATGCCGAGGACTGAGCGCAGGAAAGCGTGGAGGTTACATGGCTAAGTTAAAGACGCTGCAGCCACGACTGAAAGCCATCGAAACTCGCCGACTTAAACCGGTCTATGGCGAGCAACGCCGCATCAGTGGTAGCGCCAGAGTTGGCATGAAGCGCAGGATTTACAAGCGTGACGGCGGTCACTGCTGTATGTGTCAGCGTGTTGTCGATCTATATGACAGCGAACTCGACCACCGCATCGCACTTCAATTCGGTGGCACTAACGATGAAACTAACCTTTGGACATTGTGCACCGATTGCCATGGTGGGAAGTCGGCAAGGGAAGCCGCATCAGGACAGCCTGATGATGTCGCAATGAAGTACTCGGTACCAGCATCAGATTTTGATAGCCAGTATGTTGTCATTTGATATGGACGGCATGGTGGGGGGGTATCAACAAAAGTAAACCCCGATCTGGCTGGACACCGCCACCTCTCTCACGTACAGAAAAAATCCCCCTTTGGAGGGTATAAACATGTTAACAGGGCAGAAGCGAAAATTTGCTCTTGCGCTGATGACTGGGATATCTCAAAAAGCGGCAGCCATTAATGCGGGATATTCGGAGAAGTCCGCGCGCTCAAAGGGATCGCAGCTTGCGAAAGACCCGGAAGTCATCGCATTTATTGGACGGAAAAAGACGGAAAAAATTGAAGTTGATGAGGTTCCTGTATACCGCCGAAATGTTAACACCCCAACGGTAAACACCCCAGAAGACAAACCCGAGAAAAAAAGCCAAGAATTTGCGGCTTATGATGATCCGCTGGAGTTTCTTAGGGACGTCATGAACGACCCAACCAAAGATATTCTCACCAGAAAAGATGCCGCAAAATCCATGCTTCCTTATATACATCCGAAGAAAGGTGAGGGTGGTAAAAAAGATGCGCGTAACGCAGCGGCAAAAGCAGCAGCCGGCACTAGCAAATTTGGTGCGATGGCACCGCCGAAGCTTGTCGTAAATAACAAGGGGTAATCCATGACTGAGTGGACCACGGCTTGCATTGACTGGGAAAAGCGCCTAGTTGAAAGGGCGTCGATTATTCCTCCCCCGATATTTTCCGATCAGGCTGAATACGCGCTGGGAATATTTAAAGAACTTCGGGTTTCAGATTTACCGGGAAAGCCGACATTTGGTGAGTGCTCCGAGCAATGGGTATTCGATTTCGTTAGGGCTATTTTTGGTGGGTATGAAGCTGAGACGGGAAAGCAACTTATTCGGGAATATGGTCTGCTGATCAGCAAAAAGAACACTAAATCGACCATAGCCGCAGGCATTATGCTGACAGCGGTGATCCTGTGCTGGCGTGAAGATGAGGAGCATCTCATTCTGGCACCAACCAAAGAAGTTGCCGATAACAGCTTTAAACCGGCTGCTGGGATGATCCGCGCTGACGAGGAATTATCGGATATGTTCCAGATTCAGGACCATATTAGAACAATAACGCACCGCGTCACGCGTAATACCCTGAAGGTTGTGGCCGCTGATACCGATACGGTTTCGGGCAAGAAGGCCGGGCGAATTCTGGTCGATGAACTCTGGTTGTTTGGTAAACGGCAAAATGCTGAAGCCATGTTTATGGAAGCTCTCGGTGGGCAGGTGTCACGCGATGAGGGGTGGGTGATCTTCCTGACCACTCAAAGCGATGAACCGCCAGCGGGGGTTTTTAAAGAAAAGCTGCAGTATTGGCGAGATGTTCGTGATGGAAAAATACCGGATTGCAAAACGCTAGGCATTCTTTATGAGTTCCCAGAACCGATGGTTGAAAGCAAAAAGTACCTTCTGCCTGAAAATTTTTACATTACCAACCCCAATATGGGGCGTTCGGTGAATGCGGAGTGGCTTGAAGACCAACTACGTAAAAACCAGACAAAGACAGACGGTACGCTGCAACAATTTTTAGCCAAGCACCTCAATATTGAGATTGGTTTGAATCTGCGTAGTGATCGTTGGGCTGGCGTGGATTTTTGGGAACAGCAAACTCGCGAGGTTAGCTTTGAGGAAATTCTCCTCCGAGCAGAGGTAATCACTGTCGGTATCGATGGTGGTGGGCTTGATGACTTGCTTGGCCTTTCGGCGATTGGTCGAGATAAAGAAACCCGAGAATGGCTTAGCTGGTGTCATGCCTGGGCTCATAAAATCGTGTTGGAGCGCCGAAAAAGCGAAGCTTCGCGGTTATTGGACTTTCAGAGAGATGGTGATCTGACGATTGTTGACTCAGTTGGACAGGACACTGAACAACTTGCTGATTATGTCGGACGTATTCATGAGGCAGATCTCTTAGATAAAGTAGGTATCGACCCATCTGGCGTCGGTTCAATACTTGATGCGCTAACAGAGGTAGAAATACCTGCCGAATCCGTTGTCGGTGTAAGTCAGGGCTGGCGGCTTGGCGGTGCGATAAAAACTACTGAGCGGAAGTTAGCTGAGGGGGTTTTGGTTCATGGTGGTCAACCCATGATGGCCTGGTGTGTCGGTAACGCGCGCGTTGAGCCAAAAGGTAACGCAATACTCATAACCAAACAGGCCAGCGGTAAGGGGAAAATTGACCCGCTAATGGCATTGTTTAACGCTGTTTCGCTGATGGCGCTGAACCCCGAGGCAAAGAAACAGGACTATCAGGTATTTTTCATATGATAAATACGTCAGTTAATGACCCGCCACGGCGGGTTTTTTCATATCTGGAGGTTAGTAAATGACGCTTAATCGCGCATGCACCCTCATGACGGTGAAATCGGTAAACGAGGATGAGAGGGTTATTACCGGCATTGCCTCCACGCCATCGCCAGATCGAGATGGTGACATTCTTGAGCCCGGAGGTGCAGCATTTCGCAGTGATACGCCGTTCCTTTGGCAACACGATCGCTCTCAACCCATTGGCACTTGTACACCGAAGATGGTGAAAGAGGGTTTACAGATAACAGCGAAGCTGGTTAAGCCAACCCCCGATATGCCATCTCAGCTTGCGGCCCGTCTTGATGAGGCGTGGGCGTCCATTAAGGCAGGTCTGGTTCGTGGGTTATCTATAGGCTTCCGTCCTATTGAGTATTCATTTCTGGATGAGGGCGGCATCCGCTTCTTATCTTGGGATTTGCTTGAAGTCTCGGCGGTAACCATTCCGGCTAATGCTGAGTGCTCTATCCAAACTGTTAAATCTTTCGATCGCCAGTTACTCGCCGCGTCAGGCACACAGAAACTTCCGGTCGAAACAACAACCTCATCTGCTGGCGCTACAGCAAAGAAATCTATTGGAAATAAAGGAAAAACTATGAATATCGCAGAGCAGATCAAAAGCTTTGAAAACAAACGCGCAGCGCTAGCTGGTTCACTGGGTGACATTATGAGCAAAGCCGCTGATGAAGGTCGAACTTTGGACGCAGAAGAAACTGAGCAGTACGACAACATTTCCTCTGAAGTGAAATCCGTAGACGAACACCTAAAACGTCTTCGTGATATGGAAAATAACATGGCTTCCACGGCGAAACCCGTCGCTAAAGCGGCATCAGGAGAGGTTTCAGTTGTGGATAATCGTGCTCCAGCCATTATTAAGGTTGAGCCAAAGCTTGAAAAGGGGATTGCGTTTGCGCGCTTTGCAAAGGCACTTGCAGCGGCTAACGGAAGCCGTTCAGAAGCACTGGAAATTGCAAAGAAACAATATCCGCTTGATTCAAAGCTTCACCATGTATTGAAAGCTGCAGTAGGTGCCGGTACTACGACAGATCCTTCTTGGGCTGGTAACTTGGTTGAATACCAAGAATATGCAAATGACTTCGTTGATTTCTTGCGTCCGCAGACCATCATTGGTCGCTTTGGACAAGGTACTATCCCATCACTTCGTCAAGTTCCGTTCAATATCCGCATTCCAGCGCAGACCTCGGGGGGGGCGGCTAACTGGGTTGGACAGGGTAAAGCCAAGCCACTGACCAAATTTGATTTTGAGTCGATTACCTTTGGGTTCTCTAAGGTAGCTGCCATTGCGGTGCTAACTGACGAACTGATCCGTTTTTCTAACCCAGCCGCAGATGCGCTAGTACGAAACGCATTGGCTGAAGCGGTAATTGCACGCTTGGATACTGATTTTATCAACCCAACTAAAGCTGAAGTTGCCAATGTATCACCGGCGTCCATCACTAATGGCATTGCTGGTATTCCTTCCACCGGCGACCCGGACGCAGATGCCGAGGCTGCTTTTGGTCAGTTTGTGGTGGCAAACCTGCAGCCAACGGGCGGGGTTTGGATCATGTCCAGTACAAACGCGCTAGCGCTTTCCATGAAAAAGAATGCGCTAGGCCAGAAAATGTACCCTGAGATGACGTTGTTGGGCGGTACCTTCCAAGGCCTTCCAGCCATTGTTTCTCAGTACGCAGGGACTAACCTGACGCTGCTGAATGCGCCAGATATCTATCTGGCCGATGATGGCGGTGTAGCGGTTGATATGTCCCGTGAAGCTTCGCTTGAAATGGAAAGTGATCCTACTAGCGACAGCGTGACACCTACTGGTACTGAGATGGTTTCCATGTTCCAGACTAATAGCGTGGCCATCCGTGCTGAGCGCTGGATCAACTGGAAGCGTCGCCGCACGGCAGCCGTGGCTGTTATCACCAATGTTAACTACGGCGCCACACCTACCAGCTAATAAAACCGGAGGGCGGGGATTTTCCCCGCCATTTTCATGGCAAAAATTAGATACCTTCAGCGGACGCATGATTCATTATCCGGCGATGAGAAAGACGTTAGCGACCAGTGCGCGAAGGTGCTGGTTTTACTCGGTATGGCTGAATTCATACTTGAACGTCGCGCTGGTGGACAAAAAAAGAAGAAAGCTAACGTGGAGAATGGCTGATGTGGAATCCTTTTAAGCGGAAAGAAAAGTCGTTACAGCAACCATCATCTCGCGGCTGGACTCCGATTTTTTCACATATCATGGAGCCATTTTCTGGCGCATGGCAGCGAAATATGGAGGTTGATAACAAGACAGTTCTCTCTTTTCACGCGATTTTTTCTTGTATCACTCTTATTGCTAGCGATATTTCAAAAATGTCACCGTCTGTGCAGGCCAAAGATTCAGACGGGATTTGGAAAGAAATTGATAATCCGAGTTTTGATAGGCTCATCAATAAGCCAAACCAGTTTCAGAACAGCATTCAGTTTTTTGAAACTTGGATGAATTCAAAGCTTTCACGCGGTAATACCTACGTGATGAAGGTGAAAAATAACGCTGGAAACATCGTAGAACTGCGCGTCCTCGATCCCGACAAGGTGGTTCCGCTTGTGGCTGATGATGGTTCGGTGTTTTACCAGATTAGTCCTGACAACATAAGCGGCCTGCCAGCACAAGTTACCGTGCCCGCAAGAGAGATTATCCATGATCGTTTTAACTGCCTTTTCCATCCGCTAGTTGGCGTTTCTCCAATCTATGCCTGTGCAATTGCAGCCATGCAGGGAAATCATATTCAGGAAAGCTCTGCATTTTTCTTTAAAAACGGCGGGAAACCTAGCGGAGTAATCACAGTGCCAGGAACGGTGGATCCAGCTAAAGCAAGGGAAATTAAAGAAGCGTGGGACGCTGGCTACACAGGGGAGAATTCGGGAAAGACGGGTCTTCTTTCTGGTGGCTCAGACTATAAATCGATAAGCATGTCAGCGGTCGATGCTGAAACTGTGGCCCAACAAAAACTATCCGCTGAAGTGGTATGTTCCGCATTCCATGTTCCCGCTTATAAAGTTGGCGTCGGTGAAATGCCGTCTTACGACAACATAGAATCTCTCGAGCAGCAATATTATTCCCAATGTCTTCAGGTATTAATTGAGTCTATCGAGGCATTACTCAAAGAGACATTTGATCTTGGCGCTAAAAAACGCGTTGAATTGGATATTGGCGCGCTGCTACGTATGGATAGCGAACGTCGAATGAAGACCCTTGGCGAAGGGGTAAAAAATACCATCCTCACACCGAACGAAGCGCGCAAAAAAGAGAATCTACCGCCCGTTGATGGTGGTGATGCACTCTATCTTCAGCAGCAAAACTATAGCCTTCCTGCGCTAGCACGGCGCGATGCTTCAGATGATCCCTTTAAAACATCATCCACACGGCAACCGGTACAGCAGGAAGAACCTGCCAGTAAAGCATTGTCTTCTGATGAAGTGTCTGCAATGAAAGCCATGATAAGAGGAATGATTGCCAAATGAATGAACGTGAACTGGCAATAATTAAGGCCGTCAGCGAGGAGCTCGGGGCTGTGCTATCAGAGTTGAGGGAGAGCTTTGAAAGGCAACTAAACGAACGTGATAAGGCGTTTGAGGAAAAGCTATCGTCACTAAGCACCTCCCTGAATAGCGATGTTCCAGAACCGGATATTTCAGCGTTGGCCAGCGAAGTCGCAGCGCTTATTCCCGCGCCAGAGGTACCAAAATTACCCGATGTTGATGCACTGGTCGCAGAGGCCGTTGCTGCGCTTCCAGCGCCACAACCGGGGAAAAGTGTCACGGCTGAAGATGTAAAACCCCTATTGGAACAGATGGTCAAAGCCGCAGTAGCTGAACTTCCAGTGCCTGAGGTACCACCATTACCCGATATTGATGCGCTAGTCGCAGAGGCCGTTGCTGCGCTTCCGACACCGGAGCCCGCCAAAGGAGAAGATGGTCGTGATGCGCTTCAGCTCGAAGTATTGCCGTTTATTGATGAAGAGAAAAGTTACCCGCGTGGCAGCTATGCGACACATTCTGGTGGTCTGTGGCGTGCCTACGAAAAGACACACGGTATGCGAGGCTGGGAATGCCTTGTTGATGGTGTGCTAGGTATTGACGTCAGCAGCACCGATGAGCGGAACTTTACAGTCACGGTGACGCGCGCCAGCGGCGCGGTTGAGAGCAAAGCTTTCTCTATTCCTGCAATGATTTACCGTGGTGTATTCAAGGCTGGTGAGGCGTATCAGGCTGGCGATACGGTCACTTGGGGTGGTTCGATGTGGCACTGCGATCAAGATTCGACAGATAAACCGGGTGAAAACGGCTCCAAAGGCTGGACGCTGGCAACCAAGCGAGGACGGGATGGGAGGGATAAAACGTGATTGAGCTTGTAACGCTTGATGAAGCGAAGATGCACCTCCGTATTGATGATGATTACGGCGACCCAGATTTAACATTGAAAATTCAGGGCGGTAGCGCAGCGATCCTTTCTTATGTCCAGGGGAGTCGAGATCTCATTGTTGACGACTCTGGAACATTGATTAAAGGCGAGCCACTCACTCGAGTGCAAACAGCCTTGCTTATATTACTTGGCTATCTCGACAGGAATCGTGGCGGTGAAGAAGAGCAAAAGCTGAAACAGGGCGAGCTTCCTTACTCTGTTTCAATGCTGATTTATGATCTTCGAAAGCCAACAATTCTGTAAGTATTAAATCGTCAGGAGGAGCAATGCAAATCGGTCGATTGCGCCATCGGGTAACCATTCAAAATTTTTCTACTGTTGAGCTGCCATCTGGTCAGGAGCAGGAAATATGGAGTGATGGTAAAACAGCTTGGGCAGAAGTGAAGGGGATTAGCGGGCGTGAGTTGGTCGCATCGGGTGCCGAAAAGGCCGAGATAACGAATCGTGTATGGATGCGTTTTCGAA